GCCACAAGAACTGTCGAGGGTTAGAAGTATGGATGAGTGGTTCGAGAAGCCAGCCGAGTTTCGCCGCGCCTTTTCTCCTTACATCGAGCAAGAGTTTGAGCGCAGGCGTAACGGTGTTTGGTTTTACAATAATGGTGTGCCTACGTACATTACAGGGAGGCACTACATGTTTCTCCAGTGGTCGAAGATTGATATCGGATATCCTTCGTACCTTGCGTTCCAGCGTGAGATCTTTTTACACATGGCTGCGTGCGAAGCTGATAGCCGTTGTATCGGTCAGCTTTATACTAAGTGTCGCCGTTCTGGCTATACTAATATCTGTGCTTCTGTACTTGTTGACGAAGCTACTCAGGTTAAAGACAAGCTGCTTGGAATTCAGTCGAAGACTGGTAAAGATGCTCAGGAGAACATCTTCATGAAGAAGGTGATTCCGATGTTTCGGAGTTACCCATTCTTCTTTAAACCTATTCAGGATGGAACTACGAACCCCCGTATGGAACTCGCTTTTCGGGAACCATCGAAACGAATCACAAAGAACAACAAGACGTCGCAGAAGGGCGATGCTCTCAACACGATCATTAACTGGAAAAACACCACCAACAACGCATACGACGGAGAGAAACTCCATTTCCTCTATCTTGATGAGGCTGGAAAGTGGGAAAAGCCAGTCGACATCAAAGAGGCCTGGAGGATCGAAAGAACATGCCTCATCGTCGGTAAGAAGATCGTCGGAAAGGCACTTGTCGGAAGCACAGTCAACCCTATGGACAAAGGAGGGGACGAGTACAAGAACCTATGGGAGGACTCGGACCCCTCTGAGCGTAATGCAAACGGTAGAACACGTTCTGGTCTTTATCGGATCTTTATTCCTGCTGACGAAGCTCTTGAGGGATTTTTTGACAAGTATGGAAATCCTGTAACCGAAAACCCGACTAAACCCGTAGAAGGAGTAGACGGAGAAATTATCGACCAAGGAAGCAGGGAATATCTCAAGAATGAGCGAGATTCCTTGAAGCACGACCCTTCTGAGCTCAACGAGATTATACGTCAGTTCCCCTTGACTGAAGACGAAGCTTTCAGGGATAGCATCGAAGGCAGTATATTTAATATCGGGAAGATTTATCAGCAGATAGACTGGAACAACAATATGTTCCCGAACCCAGTCGTGACAGGCAACTTCATCTGGAAAGAGAAGGACAAAGAGGTAGTTTTCTCTCCAGACCCTAGAGGTCGGTTCCACGTATCTTGGATGCCACCCAAGGACCGAAGAAATGTAGTCTCTGATTTCAGGGGCAAGAAACAGCCTCCGTTCCCTGAGTCTGGGGTAGGTGGTGTTGACTCATACGACCTTGACGAAACTGTTGATGGAAGGGGTTCTAAAGGGGCTCTGCACCTGTACAACAAGTTCAGCATGAACGACGCTATACCTGGGAATATGTTTGTTCTTGAGTATGCGTCAAGGCCCGATCTCGCCAGCGTGTTTTACGAAGACGTCCTCATGGCTGCGTTCTTCTACGGGTACCCGCTTCTGGTTGAGAACAACAAGTACGGTATTGTAAGGTACTTCGAGAAGAGAGGGTATGATGGTTACATCATGGACAGACCCAAGCATCTTACCCCTCCTGGGGCAAGGGTGAATACAAGAACCAAGGGAATCCCCTCTAACTCTGTTGACGTAATTCAAGCTCACGCTCACGCTATCGAGGCGTATATCCATGACCACGTGGGTGTGAGGGCTGAAACGGACAACTTCGGAAACATGTATTTCAACAGAACCCTAGAGGATTGGATAGGGTACAAGATTAGCAACCGAACTAAATACGACCTTACCATCAGTTCTGGACTGGCGCTGCTTGGAGCCCAAAAAGCAAAGGTTGAAAAGCAAGTATCTAATTTCAATGCGAAGAAGTTCTTTAGGCGTTCAAAGCCAAAAGAATGGCATCGCTGAATTAGCTATATTTGCGGTTAGATGTACGGTAAAGGCAGCAAGAATACTCCAGGTTTCCCGAATCCGCTTGCCTCTAAAGCTGAGAAAGAGGACAAGAAGTATGGGTTGCAGTATGCGAAAGCAATATCTGCTCAGTGGGGATCTATTGAAAGAGACAACACGCTGTACTCTAAGAGGACTCGAACGTTTGAGAGAAACAGAGCCTACGCAAACGGGACTCAGGACACCACCATATACAGGCAGCTCCTGAACACCCTGGACCCAAACAACAGTGACGGAAGCTTCTTGAATTTGGACTTTACTCCAGTTCCGATCCTACCGAAGTTCGTTCGGATTGTGGTCAACAAGATCTTGTCCAGCGAGCCGTATCCCAATCTTGAGGCTGTTGACCCGCTGTCGTCATCCGAGAAGGATGCTCACAGACGTAAGATAAAGTCCCTGGTCGAAAAAAAGGACGCTGTTGAAATGATCAAGGCGAAGACTGGGGTGAACATCGCTGGGAACGAAGAGGTCCCTGACACCTTGGAGGAGGCTGAGATCTTCATGGACAACAACATCAAGTCGTCCTCGGAAATCGCTGCTCAGATTGCTACAAACCTGACTCTCAAGTGGAACGACTTCAATGACTCTGTATACAGGAGGTGCGTCAATGATGTCGCTACTCTTGGTATGGCGGTCACGAAAAGAAACAACGACCCCAGCCAGGGCCTGAAGGTTGAGTATGTCGACCCCAAGAACTTCGTTCACAGCTACACTGAAGACCCCAACTTTGGGGATATAGTGTACGCAGGGCACATCAAGAGGATCCCCGTTCAGGAGTTGAAGCGTATTGCTGGCGATCAGTTTACTGACGAGGAGTACAAGAAGATTACTCAGAAGGCTACAAAGAGCTACTCTTACGACAACGGCACGAACAAAACCTACTCCAGCAGCCACAACCAGTACAACGGTTCTAACGAAGAGTACATGGTCGACATTCTGGACTTCGAGTTCATGTCTGTAGACTGCATGTACTTCGAGGAGAAGGAGAGCAGGCACGGTAATACGGGGTTCTACTTCAAGGGGGAGAACTACAAGGCTCCGACTAACTCTGTGTTCCGCAGGGAGGTCACCAAGATGGAGAACGCTACCGTGTATGGCGGCTCTTACGTCCTTGGTTGCGAGAAGATCTTCAACTACGGTTGTAAGAAGAACATCCCGAAAAACGCGCACGACTTGAGCAGGACGAACATGTCTTACTCTGTTGTCGCCACGAATCTGGAGAACAACATCCCGAAGTCCATGGTGGACAGCTGCATTGGTTTTGCAGACCAGCTGCAGCTTACTCACCTGAAGATTCAGCAAGCAATCGCAAAAGCAAAACCCGATGGCATCATCATTGATATCGAGGGTTTGGAGAATGTTCAACTCGGAAAAGGAGGGGAACTCCAGCCGCTCGAACTTCACGACATCTACGAGCAAACGGGTGTCTTCTACTACAGGAGTAAAAACCCTGAAGGCGGCTTCCAGAATCCACCCATCAGGGAGATCGGTAATAGCATACGGAACATCAACGAGTTCATCAACCTCTACAACCACTACCTGAGGCTGATTCGTGACGCTACGGGAATCAACGAGGCGATGGACGCAAGCTCACCGAAGGGTGACGCTTTGGTTGGGGTTCGTCAGCAAGCCATTGCTGCTGGCAACAACGCTATTTACGACATCACGAACTCATCTATGGTGCTGTTCAAGAAGGTGTGCTGTGACATAGTCAAGTGCCTTCAAGTCATTCCTAGAGAGAGTATTCTGTTCAAGGCTTATGCAAATGCGATAGGCAGGGAGAACATGGCCATGCTCAACACCTTCAAGGACCTCCCGATGTACAACTTTGGTGTGCAGGTAGTAAAGGAGATGGAGGATGTAGAGAAGCAATACCTGGAGCAAAACATACAGGCGTCTTTGGCTCAGAAAGAGCTGGACATTGAGGATGCCATTGCGATCAGGCAGCTCAAGGACGTGAATCAAGCTGAGAGGCTCCTTATCGTAAGGAGAAAGAAGCGGGTTGCAAGGAATCAGGAGATGGCTCAGCAGAACGTGCAGGCTCAATCTCAGGCTCAAGTCCAGTCCGCACAAGCGGCTTCTCAGGCCAAGCAACAAGAGATGCAGATGGAGGCTCAGATCGAGTCTCAGAAAATGCAGATGAAGTATCAGCT